TAGCTTCAAGAGAAGCGATTGAAAAAGGTGTTGCAAGCCTAGCTCTTATTAAGAGAAAGATTAAAATTGCAGAAAAAGAAATTATTAAGATAAATAATCCAAGAACAGACTCAGAATTAGCTTTTGTCTTATCTTTACTTTACAATGATGCTGAAAAGATGACAGATTCAGTTAGAGTTAGAGTTGAAGCTATGAGAATGGAGTTATTATCTACAGGTAAAATTGCTATTAATGAAAATAAGATTAAAGTAACTATGGATTATAAAGTTCCAAATGGAAACAAAAAGGCATTTACGTGGCAAGCACCTGAAAGTGATACTCCGCTAGATGATTTAGCAGCATTAGCTGATGCAGTTGAAGATGAAAGTGGTTCAAGACCAACGAGAGCACTAACTTCTAGAAAAGTTGTTAAAACTATTTGCAATTGTGCAAGTGTAAGAAAAGCTATTTATGGAGTTAACTCAGACAAGATTGTTACTTTAGCCGCATTAAATGAACTATTAGTACAATTAGATTTACCTCAAATAGTAGTTTATGAAGGAAAATACAAGAAAGAAACTACTAAAGGATATACGACTGCTAGATATTTCCCTGAAAATGTAATATCTATGTTTGGAGATGAAACATTAGGCGAGACTATTTATGGTTTAACAGCTGAAGAAGTTAAACTTATTGGTGATGGCAAGATGGAAGAAGCTTCTATGTTAGATAATAAGATTTTCGTTGGAACTTATACATCTATAGATCCAGTTGGAGAATTTACTAAAGCTGTTGCTACTGTATTACCAACATTACCTCATGGAGAAGAATTAGGAATAGGAACTATCACTTTACCCTAATCAAGCCCTAGAAACATCTAGGGTAGGAAAAGCCAAAGTTGGTAAGGCAAAAGTAGGAAAGGAGTAATGAAGGATGGCAGCATACGAAAAGCAAACATGGGTTGATGGTGAGACAATAACAAAAGCAAAATTAGATCATATAGAAGAAGGGATTGCAAACATAGAGCTTACCCCTGGACCTGTTGGACCAAAAGGAGAAAGAGGAGAAACCGGACCTGCAGGAGCAGATGGACAAAAAGGCGAAAAAGGGGATCCGGGACCAGCTGGTCCCAAAGGAGCAGATGCAGTAATTAATAAATTAAATAAAGTAGATGCGTTAGATGGTGGGGCAGAAGTTGCAGTAGTAGTAACAGCATTTAATAATTTAATTGCAGATCTAAAAGCAAAAGGATTTATGAATGAAGCATAGAGAGAGAGTACTTAGTTACTCTCTTTTACTTTCTATTAAGGAGGGGTTAAATGTACTCTAATAAGGATATTGCAATAGAAAAGATTAAAGGTTATTTAAATGTTACTGGTGATCCTAAGTGGACTAAAGAATATGTTTTATCAAATTATGGAATAGCTGTTCAGGTATTAGTTGAAAAAGCTGAAAGTTATAAAGTAATGCCAGGAGTGAAATCATTTAGTGAGGGTGGTCAAAGCATGACTTTCTCTGATGAAGGAAAATGGACCGTAACTGATGATATTAAAGACTTATTACCAGCTCCATTTGTTAAGTTAATGGGGTGATATTATGGGGGTATTATTTAAGAATGCTGATATCACTCTTTATAATAAGTATTATGATAAAGAAAATGATGTTGATAGGTATCAAAAAGTTATTATAAGGGAAGTTAATTGGCAAGGTAAAAGGAATGCTACTGTTGGCGATAAAGGATTAAATCGTGATGATAGCATTCTTATTTTTATTGATAAAATACCAGGGTATGTTAGCCCCAAAAGGTTTGCTAAGTTAACCAATGAAGAAAGACTTAATTATTTTACTTTTGGTGTTAATGACATAATTGTAAAAGGTGAATGTGATTTTGAGATTACAGGTATTAGGCCTAACTCAATAACTGACTTGGAAAATAATTTTGATGATGTTGTTAATATTCTTGGTGTTCAGGAATGGTCAGGTCATTGGGAGGTTGAGTGTAAGTAATGGCTACAACTGTAAGAATTGAAATGGATAAAACAGAAAAGATATTACTTAAGAGGTATCTTAATAAGAATGGAAAAGCTCAAGTTAGATTTACTAAGGAATGCTACAAAATTATGAATCCTTATACACCTTTCTTAACTGGTAGATTGAAGGATATGATGGTTCAAGTTAATCCTACTAATATTGAATATAACGCTCCATATGCAGCTGAACAATTTTATAAGAATGCTGGAAATGGTAAACAAGGTACTAGCTTTGGAGGTTTAAGAGGTAAGAGATGGGATAAAAGAGCTTGGGCCGATAAAGGGAATAGTGTAGTTAAAACAATAGCTGATTTTGTAGGAGGTAGAGCTAAGTGATTATAGATAGTATTAGAAAATTTATAAGAACATGTCCATACCTGCAGGAATTTGATGGAGCAGTAAAAGTAAATGTTGATTATCTTGGTGAAGAATCTACTGCGTACAGCATTGAAGAAACTCCATGCGAACCAATAATAAAAAAATATGTAGATGGATCTAGCATAAGGCAGTTTGAGTTTATATTTGCTAGTAGAGAGTCATATGGTCCAGATGTATTAAATAATATTTCCAATAGTGGATTTTACGAGGATTTTGCAAATTGGATAGAAGAAGAAAATATAAAAGGCAATTTACCGGATTTAAATGATAAAGAGTGTAGAACAATAGAGTGTTTAACTACTGGTTATGCATTTCAGACAGATGTTGATAAAGCTAGATATCAAATTCAAATGAGAATTACTTACTTTCAAAAAGGAGGAAGATAGAATGGGAATTAGAAAGAGAAGTATACAAGCTAATTATTTAAAAGTGAATGATATATTTGAACTTTTAGGAACTGGTTTTACAGAACTTAATGAAAGTCCTAGTGCTCAAACTGCTAATAAAAGATATATAAATCAAGTAAGTGCTACTCAAAGTATTACAGGTTATGAGTGGTCAACATCATTTAATACAGATCAAATAGCTTCTGATAAAGCAATTGGGTATATAAGAAATATTGGAGAGATGCTATTAACTGGTGCTGATACAGAAACAGAGTATATAATAGTAGATTTAGATAAGAAAGCATCTGAAGAAAATAAATTTAGAGCTAGAAAATTTAAAGTTGCGATTGCTGTTGATAGCTTTGATGATAATGATGGGGAATTAGGAATTTCAGGTACTTTTTTAGGACAAAGTGATCCAATTGAAGGAACTTTTGATACTTCTACAAAGACATTTGAAGAAGGATTTACTAAGAAGGTAGTTGATGTAAGTTATAGCAATACTGGTTCAATAACTGAAATATCTGTGCCAGGAATAACGTTCAATGATAGTGAAGATAAATTTAAAGAAGTTCCTTTTGATTTAGATAAATTTACATTTAAAGATAATGGAGCTTTAAAGACTGCTACATTAGGAAGTAGTTGGACTATAAAATAGAAATGGAGGAACTTTAAATGATAATAAACGGAGTTGAATTAGAGGATTTAGATATATATGATCTTGAAGTCGCTAAAAAGTTCGATGAAGTGTTGAATAATTTACAACTTGTAAAAGAAGAAGTACGAGGGATGAATAACGTTGAAGGTATAAGAACATTATGCACAGCTATATTCGAAGTATTTAATACTATGTTTGGAGAAGGAACAGATAAAAAAGTTTTTGGAAATAAAGTTAATCTGATGGTTTGTATAAAGGCTTTAGAGGAATTTGTTCTAAAAATGAATGAGCAAAAGAAAGAACTTGACAGGCTAATGAATAAATACTCCCCTAATAGAGCTACTAGAAGAAGTAAGAAATAATGAATATTTTGGTCGATTTAGTTCCAACTACAGTTAACATTGATAATAAGGAGTACGAGATTAATAGTGATTTTCGTACTTCTATTTTATTTGAATTATTAATGCAAGATGGAACTATAGAGGAAGATGATAAAATTCTTATGGCATTACAACTTTATTATCCAGATATACCTGAAAATATTAAAAAAGCTATAGAACAAATGCTGTGGTTTTATAGATGTGGTAAGGATGTATCTTCATCAAAAGGAAATGGTAAAAGTAAGGGTGTTACTCAGATTTACAGCTTTGAATATGATGACAATTATATATATTCTGCGTTTTTAGACCAGTATAATATCGATTTACAAGATATAGAGTATTTGCATTGGTGGAAGTTTAAGGCTATGTTTAAGGCTCTTAAAGATGATAATATGATAGTTAAGATTATGGGATATAGAAGCATGGATTTATCTAAAGTTAAGGATAAAGAACAAAAGGCTTATTATAGGCGGATGCAGAAGTTATATGAAATACCAATTTCTAAGGATGAGCAGAATAAACTTGATGATATAACTATAGCTTTATTAAGTGGCGAGGATTTAAGTAAAGTGTTGTAAATATTCTAATTATCTTAAATTAAGATTAGTGCTTTTATAGATAATGAGGTGATGAGAATTAAAGATATAAGATGTGCAAATTGCAATCAGCTACTCTTAAAAGCTGATTTTGTTAAAGGTGAAATTAAATGCCCTAGATGCAAAAAGATAATTAAATTAGAAGATCCAAAAGACAGAGCTTAGAGCCACACCACAGAGTAGTGAGCCAATGCCTGCTTTTTTTATTTTATAAAGAAAGTAGGTGAGCAACTTGGCTGATGGAAAAATAATTATTGATACTACGGTTGATAATTCAGGTGCAGAAAAAGATATAAAAAGTCTTAGTAGCAAAATTGGTAGTATGGCTAAAACTAGTGCAACAGCAGTAGCTGGGATGGTTGCTGCTGCTACAACTGCAGTAGCAACTTTGGCCGGTTTGTCGGTAAAACAATATGCTGAATATGAACAATTGACTGGTGGGGTTGAAACATTATTTAAGAACAGTAGCGATAAAGTAATGGAGTATGCAAATAATGCATATAAGGCAGCAGGGATGTCTGCAAATGAGTACATGAATACTATTACAGGATTTGCAGCCTCATTATTACAAGGACTTGGTGGAGACACTGAAAAAGCTGCTAAAATAGGTAATATGGCTGTTGAGGACATGGCTGATAATGCTAATAAAATGGGTACAAGTATAGAACTTATACAAAATGCTTATCAAGGCTTTGCTAAGCAGAACTATACAATGTTAGATAACCTTAAACTAGGTTTTGGAGGAACTAAAGAAGAAATGCAGAGGTTACTCCAAGAAGCTAGTAAAATTAGCGGTATTAAGTACGATATTAGTAATTTTAGCGACATAATAGAAGCCATTCATGTTATACAAAATGAAATGGGCATAACTGGAACAACAGCAAAGGAAGCTGCTTCTACGATTGAAGGTAGTTTGAGTATGACAAAGTCTGCATGGACTAATTTATTAACTGGTATGGCCGATGATAATGCTGATTTTGATAAGCTAGTAGATAATTTAGTTAATAGTGTGGGGACTTTAGGGGAAAATTTATTGCCAAGAATAGAAATTGCTATAAATGGTATTGGAAAATTAATTGATAAATTACTTCCATCAATTATTAATAAAATACCGGAATTAATAAGTTCTATATTACCTGGAATGGTACAAGCGGGAATTAATGTAACTTCTTCACTTGTAAATGGTATTGTTGAGTCATTACCAATGCTCTTAGAGATAGGGTTACAAGCCTTAACAACATTAGGGAAAGGTATAGCAAAGAATTTACCTACATTAATACCAACTATAGTTAACTTAATGGTTTCTATGTGTGACATGATAATTGAAAACTTACCTTTGATAGTAGATGTAGCAATAGATATTATACTAGCTTTAGTACAAGGATTAGTTAGTGCTTTGCCTACGTTAATTGCAGAGGTTCCTAGGATAATAAATAGTTTTGCAAATGCTATATACAATGCGTTACCTCAAATACTTATGGCAGGTGTTCAAATTATAGGAATGCTTATTAAAGGATTGATTCAATCTATACCAACACTAGTTGCTAATATTCCACAAATAATAATGGCTATAGTAAATGTATTTACCTTAATGAATTGGGCTAGTATTGGTAAGAATTTAATAACTGGTATTGGTAATGGAATTAAATCTATGGTATCTAATATAGGTACAGTTGCTAAGTTTACGGCTGAAAGTGTTGTAAATGGAATAAAAGGGATATTTACCTCAGGAGGAAGTATTGGTAGGAACTTAATAAGTTGGGTTACTAATGGTATAAGTAGTTCAGTAGGGAATTTGGTACAAGCTGCAAAAAATGTTGCAATAAGTGCAATTCAAGGGTTAAAGAATATACTGAGCTGGGATAGTGCAGCTAGTATTGGTAAGAATCTTATACAAGGTCTCTGGAATGGTATTTCTAATATGGGTGGCTGGATAATGGATAAAATAGGAGGCTTTGCTAGTAATATAATTGGAGGAATTAAAGATTTCTTTGGGATACATTCACCTTCTCGTGTAATGAGAGATTTGATAGGTACTAACATAGTAAAAGGTATTGGTGTAGGTATTGATATAGAGACTCCTAATTTAGAAAAAGATATTGATGCAAACATGAAGGATTTATT